ATCAGGACGAAGAAGAAGAAGAAGATTTAGACTAAAGGAGAAATTATGGCTAAAAAAATTAAACTACAAAACAAAGACGGAACTACCATAGAAATTTGGGATTCCGATAAAGACCAATATAGTAAAGCTGGGTGGACAGAACATGGCGAAAGAAAACCACAACCAAAACCAATTAAAGAAAATAAAGGAGAATAATTATGGCGGTACATACAGGAAGTGCTGGAGTTGTAAAAATAGGAGCAAATACAGTTGCGGAAGTGACAGGATTCACTATGGAAACAACAGCAGATGTGATTGAATCAACTCAATTAACAGACACAAATAAAACATACGAAACTAGCAGAAAAAGCGGAACTGTGACTGTTGAATGTGCTTGGGACGAAACTGATTCAAATGGTCAGATTCTATTACAAGAAGCAACAGGATTGACTTTGCTTTTATACCCAGAGGGTGCAACTAGTGGTGATTATTACTACTCAGTCCCAGCAATTGTGACTGGTAATTCAGTAGCGGTCACTATGGACGATCTTATTAGGTTGTCTATATCTTGCCAAATAAACGGTGCTATTACTAGAGCAACAGTATAATTTGACAATTTATAAAAAATAGAATAATAATTGCGTATGTCGGCAATAGACAAGATCAAAGACCATTTCAATTCACTAAGCAAAGGCGAAAGTAAACGCATAGAGGATTGGGATTTAACTATTTACAAAGAGCCTATTAATTTAGAGAAAAAAGGTAAATTGTTTAAAAAGATGGAACTTGATGCTATCGAGGGTTTGGCATACGCACTTATAGAACTTGCATTAGACGAACAAGGTAAGAATTTATTTACACTTGAACATAAGCAACATTTAATGAAAAAAGCTGATCCAGACATATTGTCTGAGGTTGCTACTTGGTTAATGCAAACACCTACAAAAACAGATATTAAAAAAAAATAAAAAGCGATCCTGATTATTATACAATAATACAGTTAGCTGATTATCTTAAAATTCCTATTAGTCAAGTAGAGCAATTTTCCGTAGAGGAATTTTTAGCTTGGATAGAATTTTTAGAACAAAAAAATAAAACAGAAAAACATCAAATGAATCTGGCGAAAGCAAGAACTAGGAGATAATGACTAAAAAAGTAAACATAGATATAGTAGCAAAGGACAAGACCAAAAAAGCGGTTGAATCTTCTAAAAGAGGTTTAGGTGGCATTAAAAAGTTTGCTCTTGCCGCAAGTGCCGCATTGGCGACTATTGGTGCTGGTAAAGCTATTGGAAGTCTTGTTAATGTTGGAAAAGAAATAGAAAGTTTACAAATTAGGTTTAAACTTTTATTTGGTAGTGCCGAAGAAGGAGCAAGGGCATTTGATACATTAACCCAATTTGCTGGTCGTGTTCCATTTAGTTTACAAGATATTGCGGCGGCTTCAGGTAATCTTGCAGTAGTAGCAAAAGATGCAAAAGAATTAAACGATATATTAGAAATTACTGGTAATGTTGCTGGAGCAACAGGCTTAGATTTCCAAACTACCGCTAGTCAAATTCAAAGAGCATTTAGTGGTGGTATTGCGAGTGCTGACATCTTTAGAGAAAAAGGTGTTAGAGATATGCTTGGTTTTTCTGCTGGAGCAAAAATATCAGTAGAAGAAACTAGAGAGGCATTTGCCAGAGTATTTGCTGGTAATGGAGAGTTTGCTAAAACAACAGAAGAATTAGCTGGAACTCTCGAAGGAACTTTATCAATGATTAATGATAAATTCTTCCAATTTCAATTAGCAATTAATAAATCTTTCTTTGAAGAACTTAAAAACCAATTTGGTGATCTAAATACATTTTTAGCCCAAAACGAAGAAGAAATTAAAGAATTTGGTGAAGATATAGGTCAAGTATTAGCCAAATCAATAACTACACTTGCCGAAGCAGTAAAAGTAGTAAAAGAAAATGTAGCTGAGTTTGAGTTGGCAATAGGGGCTTTGCTCTTAGCTTCTAAAGGATTAATGAAAATTATAGGTGGGGCTGTACTTGTTTTTGATTCTTTTGGTAGGAAGCAAAGAGAGCTTATTGAACAGGCTCAAGAATATGCTCGAGTGCTAAGTGGAATAGATTATGAAGATCACATAATGAGAATTGCACGAGCAACACAAGCTCAAGATGAAAATAATGTTGTAGTAGGAGAAGCGGTTGAAATAACTGATGAAATGACTGCTTCTATGATTGCTTTTGACGAGGGTTTAAGACAGCAAAAAGAGTCATTGGCATCAGTAAAAGACGAAGTACAAGCATTAACTAAAGCAGAAGATGAATGGTTTTCTCAACGAGCTTCAGCCTCAAGACAATCATTAAAAGATCAAAAAAATAAACAGAGTGAAATAGAAGCTGAAAAAAAAGCAAAGTTAGGTTTGTTTAATCAAGCTAAAGAATTTGCAGAAGAAGGAGCTCAGAGGTCAAAGAAATTATTTAAATTAAATCAAGCATTGGCAGTTGGTGAAGCTATAATGAATACTTATCAAGGAGCAACCAAAGCATTAGCACAAGGTGGTATATTTGGTATGATTACTGCTGGTTTAGTTATAGCAACAGGAATGGCTCAAGTTGCAAACATAAGAGCTCAACAACCACCAGCACAGTTTGGTGGATCAAGACAACAAGGAACACCATTTTTAGTTGGAGAGCGAGGTCCCGAATTATTTACACCAGCAACCGCTGGTACTGTGACTCCTAATCATCAGTTAGGAAAAGGATCAACAGTCGTAAACTTTAACATTAATACAGTTAGTGCTAAAGGATTTAATGAATTACTACAAGGTAGTAGAGGAATGATAGTTAATATGATTAACACAGCAGTTAATGAAAGAGGGAGAGCTAATCTAGTATGAGTGGAGCATTACCAAATGTTGGGTTTGAAGCTATTAATATTCAAAGCGAACAAAAAACTTTATTATCTAAAACAGTTTCAGGTAAAACATTTAGACGACAAATTGACGGACAGAGATGGACTTTTACTTGTTCTTATCCTAATATTAAAAGATCAGACTTTGCGGCAGTACAAGCATTTATTATAAAGCAAAGAGGCTCTAAAGAAGATTTTACAATTACTTTTCCAAGTTATTTAAACGCACAAGGAAGCGAAACAGGAAGTGTTTTAGTTAATGGTGTTCACGCAGTCGGTGATACGACTATTGCTATGGACGCATTTGCTGGTGATGGTGCTGGTAGATTTAAAGCTGGGGATTTTATTAAGTTTGCACATTCTAAAGTTTATATGGTTGTATCTGATGTGACTTCATCAAGTAATGCGGCAACAGTCACTATTGAGCCACCATTGACAACAGCTTTATCAAATAATGAAGCAGTCACTTACGATAGTGTGCCATTTACAGTTTTTTTAAAAAATGATGTTCAAGAATTTCCTTCAAATAACATAGCTTCAGACGGAAGCATATTATTTACTTACGAGATTGATGTTGAAGAAAGTATTTAACTATGGCAAGAGGATTATCTTCAGATGTAAAAACTGAGTTAGCAACTCAAAATATAAAACCAGTTTATTTGGTGACTATTGGATTTCCTACACCGATAAATATAACTAATCATTCACACGATTTAACTTCAAGTGTTAGTGGTAGCTCTGTGACCTATTCTGCGTCAGGGCATTTGTTAAATATTAATGCTATTAGTGAATCATCTAAACCTACTAAAAATACTTTAAGAATAGTTTTGTCAGGTGTGGATCAAACTTATGTTTCTGTGGTGTTAGGTACTAGTGTTATTGGTGATGTAGTCACAATTTATAGAGGGTTTTTAAACTCTAGTAATGCTTTAATAGATGATCCGTTTTTATTATATTACGGTACTATTGATGAAGTACAAGTTGCAGATTCAACAACGACTGCAACAGTCGGAATGAATGTCACTTCACATTGGGGACAGTTTGAAAAAGTTGGTGGAAGAACAACAGCAGACAATTCACAAAGAAGATTTTTCTCAAGTGATGAGGGTATGGAATTTTCAGCTATTACAATTCAAGATATAGAGTGGGGTAAACAATAATGAATGAATATTCAGTAATAAAAGCAGAAGTGCAACATTTAAAACAATTAAACGGATTTGTTAAAAATATGTGTGAAAGTGCTGATATTGTTTTTCCAAATTTAGAGCCTACTAAGGCAAATAGATTTATAAACAAAATGATAGAAGATGGTTGTGTATTTTGCCTAGTACATAATAAAAAGGTTGTTGGTAGTGTAGCTGGTGGAATTGTTAAATGGTGGTTTGCAGATAAAGAGTATCTTTCTGAAATGGGATTTTGGATAGATAAAGAACATAGAAATATAGAAACAGCAACAATGCTTCTTAATGCATTTAAAGATGTCGCTGATAAAAAAATGATTCCTTGTTTATTAAACACTTTAGATGGAAAAGATATTAAAAAAAGAGATGATTTTTTTAAAGACAATGGGTTTAGAAAAATAGGCTTTAAGTATGGGTATGGTCTATAATGTGCGGTGATGTAATAGATGATTTTGTTGATGGTGTTAGCGATTTTGTTGATGACACATTTGATTTTGTTGATGATGTTATAGATGAAGTAATAGGTTGGATTATACCAACTCCTGACATTCCAGATTACAGCGAACAAATCCAAGAGTTAGAGGCTAGGGGAATTTTAGTAAATAAATTTGTTTCTAATGCACATATTCCAGTAGTTTATGGAACAAGGAAACTAGGTGGAAGTGTAGTATTCTTAGAGTCAAGTGGAACAGATAATGAATTTTTATATATGGCTTTGGTTGTAAGTGAAGGTGAAATTGATAGTGTTGAAAAAATATATATAAACGAAAACGAAGTCACCTGGTCAGGAGCATTATCAGATGACACAGAAAGAACAGTAGGAAGTTCTGATTCTAATTATTATAAAGCTGATCCAGCAGTAGATGGCTCTAGTGCTGAAAGTTTAATTACAGTTAGATGTCATTATGGCTCTGATACTCAGTCTGCGGATAGTTTATTGTCATCATTAAGTAGTTGGGGAAGTAATCATAAATTAAGTGGATTGGCATATATAGCTTTAAAATTTAAATGGAATAGAGATGCCTTTGGCAGAGTTCCTAAAGTACAGGCTTTAATTAAAGGAAGAAAAATTTACAACCCAAATTTAGATGGAACATTAACAGGGGGAAGCGGATCACATAGAGCAGATACAGCTTCAACTTGGGAATATTCAGATAACGGAGTGTATCAATTATTAGACTATTTAAGAAATGCTAGATTTGGAATGGGAATTGCAAACAGTTATTTTGATACTAACTTTGCCGATTGGCAAACCGCTGGCGATATATTAGATGTAAATATAACCCCATATTCAGGTGCAAGTCAGATTGATTTATTAGACTCACACGCAGTTTTAGATAGTTCTAAAAAAAGTATAGATCTAGTTAAACAGTTAATAGGTGGCTCAAGGGCATTTTTAAATTATACTGCTGGTAAATATAAAATATTAGTAGAAACAACAGGCTCGGCATCTATAACATTAACTGAAGATAATATTATAGGCAATTTAGTAGTATCTAGCACAGCTAAGAATACAAGATACAATAGAGTCATAGTTAGTTTTATAAATCCTAATAAAAACTACCAATCAGACGAAGCACAGTTTCCACCAGTAGATGAAACAGGAATTGCATCTGACGATCAACACGCAACTATGAAAACTGCTGATGGTGGTATTTTATTAGAAAGAAGATTTAATTTTAATACTATAACTAATCCATACCAAGCTCAAGAAATGGCAGAGGTTATTTTAAGAAAATCAAGGTCATCTTTGAATGTAAGTTTAGTTGCTGATGCTACTGCTATGGATTTAGCGGTAGGAGATATAGTTAATATTACTCACGCAACACCAGCTTTTAGTGCAAAAGCATTTAGAGTTATTGGAATTACATTAAATGCTAGTTGTACAGTATCTTTAAGATTAACCGAACATCAAGATAGTTACTATACATTTGGAACGCAACAAACTGTACCGACTATACCTGACACAACTTTACCTAATCCGTTTACGATTCAACCACCAGCAAGTATTACTTTAGATGATGAGATGATTGAGTATAACGATGGCGGTGTTTTAACAAGATTGATGGTAGTTTTAGGAGCTTCAACCGACCATTTTGTAGATGAGTATGAAGTAGAAGCAAAACAAACATTAGATGCTAGTGGATCAGCAGTATCAGATACATTTAGAGTTATTGGTAGGGGATCTTCATTAAACTTTTCAATGTTAAACGTGATTGATGGAGCAACTTATCAGGTAAGGGCAAGGGCAATCAATACTATTGGAGTTTCTTCAACTTATGTTTCTACAACTAGAAAAATCGTAGGGCAAACAGCAGTACCAAATGATGTTACAAACTTTGCTATAAATGTTTTAAATGACCAAGCATTATTATCGTGGTCAGCGATACCAGATTTAGATTTGGATTTTTATCAATTAAGATTTTCAACAGATACAAGCTCACCAACTTGGAATAATAGTTTTGATTTAATAGATAAAATAGGGCGACCAGCAACAAGTATTACAGTTCCTTTAAAAACAGGATCATACTTAATAAAAGCAGTAGATAAATTAGGCAATCAATCAGCTAATGCAATTATAGTCACAACCGATATTGAAAGTGTAAACTTTGTAAGTCAAAGTACAATAAACGAGCATACATCATTTTCAGGAACAAAAACAGATTGCTCGGTTATCTCAAGAAATTCTGCTAATCATCTTGCACCTACAATAAGTGGTAGTCTAGGTAATTCAGCGGCAACAGTTCCAGCTAGTTCTACTTACGACTTTAACAACACAATAGATCTAGGAGCAAAAATAAAAGGAATGTTTACTGCTTCTGTGACGCAGTTTGTTGAAGATGTATCTGAGTTTTTTGATGGTGGACGACCTAGTGCGAGTACATTATTTGATGATGGGCAACCAGCCCCCTTTGATGGTCAATCAGAAGCAAAGGCACATACCATATTACAAATTGCTAAAAGTGATGATAACACAACCTATTCATCTTATGCTCCATTTGTAGTTGGAGAATACATAGGAAGATATTTTAAATTTAAAGTTAAGTTTGAAAGTGACGATACAAAGGCTAGGTCATTAATAAGCAATTTATCTGTCACAGCAAGTATATCAAAAAGAAGAGAAAGCGGAGAAGATATAGCAAGTACCACCGATACTGACGGAAAAGTTATAACTTATGGAAGTGCTTTTAAAGTTGCTCCAGCAGTTGGCATTTCAGCTCAAAATCTTGCAACAGGAGATTATTATACGATTACAAACAAAACAGTATCAGGATTTACGATAGAATTTTTTAATTCAGGCGGATCAACAGTAAATAGAACATTTGACTACATCGCAGAAGGTGCTGGTCAAGTAATTCCATAAAGGAGAAAATATGAGTCAAGTTTCACAAATAACAATAGACAACCAAGCATTTAGTACATTTAGAACAGCTATGAATAATAGTTTTGGTGCATTAAACACAGGACATATCGGTAGCTCAAGACCAAGTTCTGCCGCCGCTGGAACAATATGGTTAGATAGTTCAGTTACCGATACAATAACCATGAAACTATATGACGGTGCAGATGACTTAACTTTATTTTCAGTAAACACTTCAACAAATGCAGTTAGCTTACCATCTACAGTCACAGTCACAGAAAGTGATCCATCTGCGATACCATTTGCGATTGCATTAGGATAACAAATACAGTAAAAGGAAATAATATGGCAAACAATTTTTCATCAACACAAAAAACAGTATCGAGCAATAGCGAAACCACTGTAATTACAACGACTTCAAATAAACAAATTGTAGTAGGATTAAATTTAGCGAATACAGGAAGCTCATCTATTGATGTAGATGTAAAAGTTATTTCTGGTGGCGATTCCTATTATGTTGTTAAAGATGTAAGTATTCCAATAAATTCAAAAGTGGAAATCGTAAAAGGTAAATTAGTATTAGGGAGCGGCAATCAAATGACTGTTCAATCAAGTGCGTCAGGTGGCGATCTTGATGTGATAGTTTCATTATTGACCGATGTAAGTTAATGAGTTCAGATACAAACGATATATACTATGTTGGCTCTAGGGCTGGAATAGATGATGTAGATGTTCTTCATAAAACAACAATAACAAAATCATTTGAAATACCAAGCGATAGTGCTTCAGTTATGGTAGGAACACTTACTATTGCTGCAACAGCAACAATAAGCGGAACACTTGTGGTATTATAGGAGTATATATGACAATAGAATTTGATGGTGTAAATAATATTATAAAACCAAGTAATGATGCAATGCAGATTGGGGTTAGTGGCGATACGATAACAATTCCGTCTGGTGCAACAATAACAAATAGTGGTACAGCAAATGGTTTTAGTAGTGCTTCTTTTACCGAAGCAGTATCAATTACAACCGCTGATAACACGGACACACTCACACTAATATCAACTGATGCTGACGCAAACTCTGGCCCTAATTTACTACTTGATAGGAACTCTAGTTCAACAGCAAACCAAGATGCGTTAGGTGCAATTACTTTTAGAGGTAGAAACGATGCTGCTCAAGATGTTGATTACATTAAACTAGAAGCAGTAATTGGAGATGAAACAGATGGCACTGAAGATGGTAATTTTCATATTAGTAATATAACAGCAGGAACATCAAAAAAA